CTCAGTGATAGCAGCAGAAAACAGACGAGTTTTACCTTCGTCTACTTTCTCATTGTCACGACGCTCATCCTTTAAGCAATCCTGGAAAACCATATTTATACGCTTGACTTTTTCTTCAACAGTCAATACGCAATTATAAAGGATATCTTTCATATCTTGAATAGCTTTTTCCATTTCTGGTGTTGGCATATAACTAGACATATGTCCTTTACACTTGCGATTCGGTGTGAAACATTCGCAACTTGGTTTTTGTCCACAACATGTACATCTAAAGTGGTGTTCCTTAGTGCTTTTTCCTGGAGGATTAGGTTTATCTTCACGCCATCCATTGGATGTATCAAACCAAATACTTCCTGTGTGACTCCAAGTTGGCTTACCATTAATTGCTTCAAAGCGATTAAGCTTTGTTTTCTTACCTTCTGGAACTTGAGGAAGGTGATTATAAACTGCATCAGCAGCTTTATCAATGGCTCGCAACATCTTGTCGCTTACAGTGATAGGTTTACGCTCCATCTTTCCAAGTGCTTTTTGCAAAGGACTAACCCTAATAGGAGTGGAGTCTGGCTTTTCAATATAAAATGGCTTAAGTTTTGCAGGTTTGGTTGAACTTGCAATGCCAGTTTTTCCGTGCAACTTAGATTCAATCACTTTCGACACTTCAGGCAAACGAGGAGCTTTGGTTGTAGGTACTGTACGTAATACAGTTGTTCCTTGAGGAAATACCAGCTGTCCAAAGTGTGCAACAAAATCAGTAGAGTACAAATCTTCTGGATTGACTAAGTGAAACAAAGCCTCTGATCCACTTCCTGCTACCAAAATCCCTCCTATCTTTTCATTCATGTGAGTGTTGAATATCACAAGTGGTGAACCACAATCACCATTAACAGATGGGATTCCAGCACGGATATAATTTGTCAAAGTTACAACTTCACGATTCACTCCAGCTTCATCAATTTTATAGGTGATGTTTTTACCCAAGTTTACATTTCCATGTGAAACTAAAGTATAAGCATGGTCACCTTTTCTTCGAACAAAGCCTACAGTTGATAGATCAATAGTTGCGCTGGTTATTTTAGCAAAATGATGTCTAATATCTCTAAAGGATGGCAACATCTTGTCAAACTCAATAGCAATTAAATCAGTGCCAAGTTGGGTACACGTAAATTGTTCTTTGGTGAAAGTAAACTCTCCTTTTGAACAAGTAAGATAAATATCTGGAAATTCAGCAGTGGCAAAGGAAAAGAAATGATTGGCAGTCAATCCACTTCTACCATGAGTGAAAGTGATGTCACATTTACCATTCAATCCTTCGCCTCCACGCTCTCTCCAATAAATGTGCCCAATTTGATCTACCAAAACATCTTCAATAATCTTGGTTGCAGTTGGGTCTTTGTTGGAATGGGCATAAAATTCCTCAGTAGACATATTGGCCACAAACATTTGATCACCACGCATTGGTTGTCCCTTCTGCATCGGTTTTCTCTGCACTCGTTGCCACTTGACTTTTTGAGTTTTGTCATCACCTGATCCAAATGCAGTCTGTGATCCAAATTTATGTTCACCTTTAGATGTGAAATAAGAGAAAATAGTATATCCAGCAGCCAACATTCCAAGAGCCAATCCGGTTATTTCAAGGACCTTAGCCCACGGATATTTGGCATGGATCTCATCAATCTGTTTTGTGATAGAATCAAACCAACCTGTGGTTGCTTTCACAAGACGCACCTTCTGATCCTCAATATTTTTAAGGAGAGTTGCTCCAGCTTGAGCTACAAAGGCTATACGATCTTGTGTCCATAGGTGTTGCTTGCCATATCTGTTGATTGATTGCAAGTAAGAAGCCACACGACAGTTGTGATGTGCATTCTTAGTAGTTAATTTTTCTTTCTCAACCATCTCTTGCAACTTTTTCCAATCTTCCTCGTCAGAAGTAAAATCAAATTGGTCATCATCAAGATCTGAATATTCAGCATAAGTTGGTTCAGGTTTCAATTGTGCCTGAATCTCCTTTATATCAGATATAGTCTTTGGTGTGATCAATTGTTCACGCAACTTATTCAGATTAACTGCTGTCAATTCTTCAACAGTGATATCGTCTGAAATAACATCATGGTGCATAACTTTGTCCTCCTCATTTTCATACTTAGACAATTTGGACTCTAAATCACTTCCCATTTGCAAAGTTTCAATAGCATTGACAACCAAATTATCAGGAGTAACTGATTTCCCACTACTATGTAGTGATTTAACAGCATCTTCAATTCCAACATGTTGCACCAATTGGCTCTTTTCAACATCAGTGTATGTGTCCTTGGCTTCATCAACTGGGTTAGTTTCAGCTCCAATATACCATCTTGCTAAACGCTTTAACATTTGGGCAGAAAAATTGCTCTCGACTTGTCGTCTAAGAATAGGCAACATTTCATCTCCCACAACGTTGAGCACCATTCGACTAGCATTTGTAGCTATTTCACCCATTTTTGGATGTACATTGCACATATAATCCAGCATGACATAATCAGGATCCTCGTAATCAGGTGAGTACTCGAGAATTCCTTCAAGAGGACACTCATAAATCATCTGATACAAAGACTCCATGTCTGCTATACATGATTGCCCACCCATGAAGCGAATAACCAATTTGAAGAAATATTCAATTAGCGGCTCAATCGATGGTCCGCGATGTAAATGTATCCATTTACCACAAGAACTAGGCACAGCATATGTTATGTATGCTCTATGTTCACTAGGAAACACCAAATTCATCATCGAATCAGGGAAAAACTCTAGTTGAGTATCAAGCCATTTATCGAATATTTTTCCGACAGCTATCGTTCCCAATCTACCAGTTTGTAAATCAACAGTTTGAGCATCAGTCAAAGGAATCGAAGCATAAGTTGGATAATTCTTTGAATAAGCCTTCATTAATTGAAATGACTGCTCGGGAATTAATGTACAACGCGCTCCAGCAAATTGGAAGTTGCCAGTTTTATTCATAAACATGGCAACAACCTCCATAATTGCATCAACTTCAAGTTCACTGTAAAAAGCTATGTTATTGCTTGTAACCATATAATCAGTCAATGATAATGCTTGTGGTTTAAAAGAAGGTTGATGGGACTTGCGATTTTTAGGACGATCAACTCCATCGATGATTCGTTGAGCTACAATCTTTCTACTTTGCAATGTTAATTGCTCAACTTCTTGCTTCTCAGCTTTTGCTTTATCTTGGATAGATTTATAGTCAACAATCTCTTCTGGTTGTTCTTTCAAAGCAGTCGGCATATCCAAATCCATCTCATCTTTAAGCATTTCATAGCCGTCAGCCAAGTTTAATCCTTTTTCGGCAATTTTGTCAATCAACTCACCAAATTTTACTTTCTGCAAGTGTTGCATTTTTCGCCAGCAAATTTTGACAAGAGTTTCAAAATCGACCAAATTATCAAAAGTTTCACCAGTTGGCCAGTGAATCTTCTGAAATCCACGATATCCTTTGACTTGGAAGAGGCAATGTTCTGTTGGAATAATTTGATGTTCAAATGTATCCAGAACCTTTTCCTTGTCAATGATCCATGCACCGTTTTGGTTCTTAATAAACTCAGGATTAACAAAACACCGAATGTTCAAGTCAAAACGACGGAAGAAAGCAGACACATCGGCCAATTTGGTAGCATTAGTCAACGCTTTCAATTCCATATTATTAGTTGAAATACAGACTTCAGAAGTAAAATAAGTTCCTTTCTTCTCGGTCAATTCGGCCATGTTCAACTGGAACGGAACATCATTTTTGACATTAATGTAATCGATGCAATGGGTTGTGGTCTCATCAATATCAGTGTTCATAAAATAATCATCGAAGATACAACCATATTGCCCGAAATAGTTGTTCCAGAATTCCATTTCTGCTCTTCGCACATAAATTTGATCATTTACTCTGAATTTTTGAGCTCGTTCAGGATACTTTAAGGCATACAAGCGATAAATCAAGAGTTGAACTATAACAGATTTTCCAAGACCTGGACTACCCCACATCCAGATACCAAGTGGTTCATTTCTACCTAAATCCTCATGGGTCTTTGCGTTCACAGTATCTTGGTATTTCATCAAAGAAATGTACACACCATTAAAGGTGCTTAAGATACTCATTGGTACCTTTTCAATCTTGATGAGTTCACTCTTCAGAGCATTAGCTTCCTTTACAAGTTGCAAAATTTTATGGTTGTAAAGATGATCAGTCATGATTTCTTTAGCCATATCTTTTGGTAACTCAATACATACGTCTTTAACAAAGGATTCTACTCGAAGTTTAAGCTCCGCCATCGCAATATCGCTTGGTGGCAAACCAAGCCATTCAGTTCGAATGTACTCAATAGCATCTTTAACGAGGCGAATCATGATGCCCAAATCACGCGCACCATGAACATAAGTTGAAAATTTCTTGATATTCTTCGTACTAATTTCTTTCTTAATGTCAGAGCCAATATTCATAGCTTCAGCTATTATATTAGTGACCAAAGAAAAGACACTAGTTGCAACTTCGGCTTCAGTTTCAGCTTCA